CATTCAATATACCGGCAAACGCTCCTTTATCGGGCATGGCCGATCCGGTGGCGTAAAGCTAATCGGTGGGCTTACGGTTAAGGGTGTTTTTATCCCGGCCTCATGGGTTACTACCACTGAAGCCGATATGCAGGCGGTTGCTCAGGCCACAAAATTCCGCCCGACATTTTACGAGATGAGCGTTGATTGCAGCTCGGACTTGGGCTCAGTATGTGAGGGTGGGATTGTATTCTCATCCAGCGAGGGTGAGTACATTGGCAACCGCGTCATCAATGCGTCTGGAGTTGGCATTCTAGGGACGCCATTCAATAGCGCTGGTTTTACGCAGACTAGCGGCAACATGCTGCAAAACAAAATCATGCACAACCGCATAAGCGGGTCGGGTGTTGGCGGCATTCGTACCGATGACGGGCAAAACGAAACCCGCATTACAGACGGCATTTGCTCCCATAACTCGATCACGAATGGCTCTGAAGCCGCAATTCGCATTGATGCGGCTCAAGGTTGGGGCATTACCGATAATCAGACTTCGGCCACGTTGCACGGCATTTTCTGCCTGAAGGCTAACCATACGACAATTACCTCCAATCGCATCAACGCCTATGGCAACAAGACGACCACAGGCAACCGCTACGGCATCTTCGCGGGCGGCTTGACGACATCACAGTCTATGACGCTTGCCTCCGGAAATACCATTGAGGCAAATTACAACGCGACCGCTGGGGCGGGTACGTCCAAGTGGATCAGCGTGGGATTTACAGACCGCAGCCCCGCAAGTGGTAAGAAGGTTGTCCATATCGGCCCCAATACTCATAGTTTCACCGGATTTTCGGGCACGACTGGTAAGACCTCTGGCGTCGAGCAGATTAGTGGAGCCGGTGGAGACGATGCGCTTAACGGCCTTATCTCAGGAAATTCATTTGTATCCGACCAAAACATAAACGGGTCAATGACGGACACGCCTATTGTTCTTTTGGGCGCCGCGCATATTCGATCGATCATCAACCAAAATGGGCAGTCGGTGCTTAATTGACCAGGTACAAATCCACTCAAGGCGGCTTCATCAATCTCGATACCGGACTGTTCGAGCCGACAGTTTATCGTCAGTACGACGAAGCCAACCCGGCACCTCTCCCCCGCATCTATACTGGCGACGAGACCGAGCCGCTTGTCTCAATGGTGGACGGGAAGACCTACACCAGCAAGGCCGCGATGCGCGAAAGCTACAAGGCCAACAACAACCCACGTGGCACTGAGTTCCTTGAAGTTGGAGACGACGCAGGCTATCTCAACCCCGTTCATAAGCCGCTGGAAGCCGACAAGACCGACATTGCGGTTGCTCTCGATAAAGCCGAAGCGGCTGTCGCACGCGGCGAGTTCGATCATGTGGAGTAACTGATGGCATCTACCGCCGAACAGATACTAATGGCGCTGGCGGCGAAGCAGGCCGAAGATAGAAACTCATCTGTGTTCTCTCAGTTCGTGAACGATGCGGCGGGAGAGGCGGGCGGGAAATTGTCCTCGTCTGCGCAGGCAATCGCGCAAGCCCTTATGCTGCCTGGCGACGTTGCCTCGGGCAGCACTCCATTTGATCCGCGCTTGGGCTTTTCCGGACAGAACCCGCAGACATTGGACGCAGCCGCAGAACTGGCTGGTTCACTGACGTTAGGATCAGGCGCAATCCCAGGGCCATCAAATGCACTCAGAATGGGTGCGAACTATGTACGCGATCTAAGCCAAGAAACTCCCTTCCTGTACCGCCAGATGAACCCAGAGCGCGCCAACAGCATCTTGGATAACAACCTGAATATGGGCGCCATGGGACAAGAGCGGTTGCATTGGGCCGATGTTCCTGAGCTTGCAAAGGGTCAGGGGGACAATACCGGCGTCCGAATGGTTATGCGTAGTGATGGCGTGCAGGGGCAATTTAATACCACCTCAAAGCCTGGCCTTGAATTTGTTGAGCAGACTGGCGGCGGGCGAGAGTTCGTCACTCGGGACGGCGTTTCGCTGGATAAGGTCAATGAAATCCATGTCGATCCAGAAGTATATTTCAGGAAAAACCCCGATGACCGCAGGATGCTGAACAAGCTACGTCAGCTCGTAGACGCAGGGCAATTTCAGGAAACATCGCCTGACGGCTTCGTCACCGTTTACCAGCGCATCAAATAACCCAATCCCCTCAGACAGGATTTCCAAATGACCGATGAAAACAACTCCCTCGTAATCGACAGCGGTGCAGATCCGCAGGCGTTGAGCTATACGCCAGAAGCCCCCGAACCCAAGGCGCCCGTAGAAGCCAAGCCTATGTCTAGCCGCGAGGCGCTGGAAAAGGCTGCTGCCGATATTGAGGCCCAGGGCGGGAAGATCGGCGAAAAAGACGCTGAAGCCGAGGGTAACGAAGAAAAGCCAAAGGCTGAGGTTAAGCCCGCCAAGGAGCGCCAGCCTGACGGCAAGTTCGCGGCTAAGGAAGCGGCCCCCGCCGAGGACAAGGAAACCGCTGGTGATGAGCCCGCGGCCAAGGAGACTGAGCAGGCTGGCGAGACCAAAGAGCGTTCGTCTGAGGACCGCGACATTGACAAGCCGCCTGCTCGGTTTCTGCCTCGTGCAAAAGAAAAGTGGTCTGAGGTTGACCCTGACGTTCGCACTGAAGTTACCCGCGCCATGGCGGAGATGGACAAAGGCTTGCAAGAGCATCGTGAAAGCCACGAGTTCCGCAAAGAGCTTCGCGAGTTCGAGGAAATGGCGAAGGGGCATGGCACGACCGTCAAGGCCGCGCTCTCCAACTATGTTGCCATCGATAATCTGCTGAAATCCAATCCCGTTGCTGGGGTAGAGCGCATCCTGCAGTCTATTGGCGTTACTCCCCAGCAGTACGCCCAGCATGTGCTGCAGCAGCCGCAGCGCGCTCCCGCAGACCCAACTGTTTCCCGCCTTGAACAGACGGTGCAGCAGTTGAGCCAACAGCTTCAGCAACAGCACCAGACTGTGCAGCAGGAACAGCAGCGCGCGTCGATCCAGCATATCGAAAACACGCTGTTCAATGAGGTTCGAGCAGAGCATCCACGCTTTGATGAACTCCGCGCAGATATTGCGTTTTTCTGGAACAGTGATAAGTTATCGTCCATTACCGATGAACGACAGAGGTTGTTCGCGGCGACTGACATGGCAGAGCGGATCAATCCGAGCGGCAATGTTCAGCAGAACACAGGGCGGCTCAAACCCGCACAGACAGACGACAGGCCGCTCAACCCGGCTGGCGCAAAATCCATCAAAGGCGCACCAAACGGAACTTCGGTCCCAAAGGGTGCAAACCTCAACTCAAAGGATGCCATTGAGGCCGCAATGCGGCAGCTTGGTCTCTAGGGATTTTAACACATGGCAGGCGTAACTAACGACCGCCAGTACCGTCAGCTTCTCAGCGCCTCCATGGCAATGCGCAAGCCTGGCATCACGGAACTGGTGTTCAACAACAACCCGATTACCGCGATCATTCGCGCCAACGGCAATGTCCGGTCCTTCTATGGCCCGGAAATTCGCCATCACCTCCAGATCAACAAGCAGACTGGCGGCTTCTTCACCGGCTACGACAAGCTGCGCAACAGCCCAATCGAGCTGTTCAACGATGCTTACTTCACCCCCACGAACGCCTATGTTCCGATCAGCTTCAACGGCACGGAACTGCTGGTGAACCGTGGCCGCGCTCAGGTCATCGACCTTTTCGCGGAATATGAGAAGTCGGCAACCGGTTCGATGCAGGATCTGATCGAAGCAGGCATCAACGGCGACGGTACGGCCTCCAACGGTCGCGCCATCATCGGCCTTGCTGCGGCACTTCCAGTCGTGACCAACACCGGCACGTATGGCGGCATCGATCGTTCGATCAACCCAATCTGGCGCACCTCGACTTACAATGCCAACTCGGATTTCCCCGATCTCGGCACGCAGGTTGACAGCACCACGATCCGCCCGATGTACGAGCGTATTCTGCTGCAGCGCTCCAAGGGCAACAAGGCTGCGGATATCCTGATTGCCTCGACCGAGCACTTCCAGGCGTTCTCCGCCTCGCTCGTGGCCCATCAGCGCGTGACTTCGACCGGTCGCATTGGCCGTCTCGGTTTCCCGGCTCTTGAGTTTGCTGGCGCCGGCTTCACCTCTGAAGTCATTCCCGCCGCTGGTATTCGTTCCAGCATGCCGGCCAACACCACCTACGGCCTGCGTGGTGATGACCTGTACATGTACGCTCACCCCGATCGTAACATGGACATGCTGTTCGACGGTGACGGCGCAATGCCGATCAACCAGGACGCTATCGCCAACTTCCTCGTGTGGTTCGGTCAGTTCGTTCTGGGCGATCCCCAGTACAGCTGGCGCCTGTACGACTCCAACCCAGCGGCATAAGGAGCTAGCACAATGGCATTTCGCACGACTCCTAACCTCGGCCCTGATGTTGACCAGTTCGACACCGTTCAGTTCTTCGATCTCAACGGCGTGGATACAAGCCCGATGCTGGGCAATCCTGAACTTGGCTCGGACGGCCACTACTATGTGCTTGTCAAGGCTGGCGCGGCTTTCGCGTCTGCCAATACGGCAATCACCATCAACGAAACCACGTGGGTCGCTACGGCTGGCGCTGGTGGCTATGTGACCCCTGTGGCGGCTATTCCGATCAACGCATATTTCTATGCGCGGTCGAAGGCTCTGCCTGGCGGCGCAACGCCGAACTAAACCTTCAGAGCCCCCGGTTTACGCTGGGGGCTTCTGCCTTACCTCAGACATAAGGAAATTCGATGGATCCGTTTCTCCCGACATTCAAGGCCAATGAGGAAGCTGCAATCTCCCCGCAGTTCTTCCTGCATGAGGGCGAAGAATGCGTCCGCGTTCTCAAGGCTGGTGACAGCCGCTCTATCCCAGTTTTTCGCGCTGTTGATGTGTGTGGTCGTGGCGAGTTTGGTGAGGAAATCACCTATGCCGACCGGTGGCCCGACCAGTATGCTCAGTTCAAGCAGGGCTATTCGCAGACCGCCAATGGCACGCCACTTGAACAGGCCCCGTTCCTCAACCCATCGCGTATTGCTGATCTCCGTGCGCTCAAGATTTTCTCCGTGGAAGGTCTGGCCCAGTTCGATGACCGTTATATCTCTCGGCTCGGCGGGCATGGCTATCGCCTGAAGGAGCTTGCGCAGGAGTTCCTTGCCAAGGGCTTCAGCATCCCCGCCGTTGACCTGCAGAAGCAGATTGCCGAACTGACTGCGCGACTGGCACAGGTTGAGGCAAATCCGCCGGCAGCGGCTATCATCGATAGCGACAGCCGCACCGATGAAGAACTCAAGCAGGCGATCTCTGACAAGTTTGGTCAGCGCCCTCGGGGCAACCCAAGCCGTACGACCCTGCTGAATATGCTGGCACAGGATGCCGAAGTAGCTGCCTGACGGAGACTGAGCAATGGCGCCGATTATCGATATCGTGAAGTCCATTGCCTTTGATGTAGGTTTGGAAGTCCCGAGCGTTCTGTACTCATCGACTGAACGCACATGGCAAAAGATGGGCGTGATGGTTAATACCTGCGCCCGTCAAATCCTTGAGGAATACGACTGGCAGCGGCTGATCAAAACCGCGACTATCGCAGGTGATGGGGTCGCTGCGGCGTTTCCTCTCCCTGATGATTACGACCGGATGGTGAGCGACGCCAATCTATGGGGTTCGTCCTACACGTGGTATCCATCCCAGCAGGTTCCGGACTTCAATTCATGGCTGGCGCTCAATAGCTATGATGCTGACACTTGGGAGCCGCGCTGGGGTTTGTTCGGCGGTAACCTCAACGTTCTGCCGGCTCTGGCAGCAGGCGAAAATCTCAACTACGGATATATTTCAAACGCGATCGTGGTTGGCGCTACTCCGTCTGAGTTCACAGCCGATACGGACACGTTTGTCCTTGATGATCGATTGCTGCGTCTTTCCCTGATTTGGAATTGGAAGAAGTCGGAAGGCCGAGATTTCCAGCCCGAAGCGCAGGAATATGTAGAGGCTATGTCTCGCGCAAAGTTCAAAGACCCTGGGGCGCGCCAGACGATCCGCAGCGGGCGCATCGGCTATCGCGGGCCTACGGGGCAGAGCTTCCCATGAGCATGGCTCTAAGGATTGCAGCAAAGGGCGCGCAGCAGAAACGCAACGTCAC